TACATAATTCGTATGATTCTAATGGCTGCTCCGCACAAGGATTAAAGCCCATCACACGATAGTCTTTTCCATCTGGCGCATCCTTTAGTCTGCCATAATTACGAGCAACATCAAGCCAGATAAAACCTGGTTCTCCATTTTCTGTAATTAAATCTACATAGTCTTCGTACTTTGTTCCTACTTCTGCTGAAATAGAATTATTAGACATCCAAGCCCATCCTGGATTTTCTGGATCAAATGAGTTGCGCTCTGGGAATAGTTCTGAATTTTTTAAATTCATAAATGTTTCATCCCCAGCATTACCCAAAGCAAGAGTTGCTGATCGTCTCACGTTACCTGATACCACGCAGGTTCCAATTAGATTTACTAGGTCTACGATGGCACGAGAATCTAGTGTTTCTCCGCCTCTGGAGCCGATTACACGGTCTATCTGGTCGTGCAACTTGATAAGAGGTGCAGGTCCTGATGCAACGCCTCCAAAGCCCTTGATAGGGGCTCCTAGGGGCCTAATTAAATCATAGTTAAACTTCTGAATGCTTTGATTTGCTCTTAGGTAAGAGTTAATTAAAAGTCTGACCGATTCTACCCAACCCTCACGAGTGTCTGGGATTTCAAATACCTGTTCTGGTTCTGTAGGAGAGTAGATTGAGAAATGCTTATCCTGTCCTACTGTGTCAAAACCTACACCAATGCCAAGCATTAATGCGTCCATAACCCAAGCAAATAAGGCTCCTGGATCATTTTTATCAAGGTCCTTCGTTGAAACCATTGCACAGTTTTGTAGTGCTGCTGAGTTCTTTTTCTCCATTACCATTGGAGTTCCAAATGCCCACATGCCTCGCCCTGGGGGTGTCCACTTTAATTCAAACATTCTTTGGAATGCTTCCTGTGCAGACTTCTGAGCCTTGTAGTCATTCCATGGCAAACGGTTTTCTTTGGCGTGGTTCTTTTGTACTGAGTACATACCCTCAATTACTCGACGACAAACCTCGTGCCAGCGTTCCTTAGTTCCGTCCTCCTTCATGCGAGAATATGTACGAATGAAGGTAATTTCTCCAAGTGAGTTTTCTGCTGCATCCTTAAACCCAAATGGGCTTGGAGCAGAAACATACTTATCTACAAAATCTTCTGGAAGTCTAAAACTAAAAAAATCTGACATGTGTATCGTCCTTTCAAAAACGGAATAGTCTTAAGTATAGCAGAGTTTTCTAAAAAGTAAAACTCTACCTAAATGTATTGTTGAGAGTTATGTAAAAACTAATTCAATAACAGAATTAGTGAATCCAGTGTTGTGGAACCATAATCTTTTCGCCACTCTTAACTAAATGAGCAGTGTGGTGATATGGTGGTGATGGAGGAAATACAATAATACTTCCAGCCTTTGGCTTAACAAAAAAGTTGTATGCTGATTTGTCTGCATTTGCAAAATCTGAATCAGGGGTTGGGCCTTGGATAGGTCCCTTTGGATCTCTAATTGTAAAAGAGATTTCTCCACCTTCATAATCATCGTTGAGATACATTACGAAAGAAACCTTAAGTCTTTCATCTCCCTCTTGCTGATCAAAATGTGCGCCCATGAATGTTCCTGCTTGGTACTTTTTGATTGGATACTGAGGAAATAACTTTGGCTCTTCTGTAATTCCGTGGGCCAATGCATAGTCTCTTGCTACATCGTCGAATGCCTTTTGAAGAGTATTATAAATATACTTATCTTTTTCGTTAGCATCTGGAGTTAGGGCAATGGTCTTATCTGTTCCATAGATATACTCTTGTCCACTACACGCCATCCACTCACCCCAAGGATCTTTGTTGTCATTCTCAATTGCCTCAACAAGTTTCTTTGGGTCTTCAATTACGTTTGTGTAATAGTAAACCTTTTCTTCAAGTATTTCTCTGTCCATTTTATATCTCCTTAGAATTTATTCTCTTCATAAAAGCCTGTAATTTTTATAAAACCTACCGTAACGTACCTAATAGGTCCTTCTCCTACAAACCGAACTCCATGTTCGTATTCTTCGTTTCCTGGGAAAAGAAGCAATGTTCCTGGGGCTGGCCTCAAGTCTGAATTTTCTTTATTCTTAAAGAATAGAGTTCCATCCTTGTAATCATCATTGATATATAGTATAGCAGCGTATTTAATTGATGGGTCTGTGTGCTGGTCTGTATGTGCTTTTAGTTCAACCCCTGGCTGCATTCTTTGTAGTGTTCCAAACCCTGCAAGTTCTAAAGAGGGATCTGATAGTTTTATCAAATCTCCAAGCCTTACCTGAAGAGTCCTACTAATCTCTTCATGTGTAATATCTAGATTCTTATCTTCCCATCCCTGGGTTATTTCAAATTTACCTTCAGCAACCAAGTTATCAACATCATCTCTTCCAAACTTTTCCATACAGAATCTAGCAAGATTTTTTGTATATTCTATAGACCACTCTTCGTTGGGTGTTGTCTTGATTATTTCTAATAGGGTATCTAGTTCTTTGTCTTTTAAAAAGTCTTTTATAAACAATATACCGTCGTGAAACACCTCAGTATTGTAACCTGCATCATCAAACTCTTTCTTTAAAAAGACATCCATTTACTTTTCTCCTACCTTATACTTGTTACCGTCAGCATCTAACTTCCATCCTTCTTTAAGAAGTTCTTGCCACTCTGCTCTTTCAATTTCTTGCTTTGCTCTGGTCTCTTTCATCTCTGCAGCCCACGCATCTCTTAGTTCTTGAGGATAGTCGGACTCTTCTCTGTCATCCCAAAATGAACCAATGGTGTATCTAACTCCACTAGTTATAAGAGTTACTTCATGCATGTTGTTAAATCCCCCGTCAAAAGCAGCAAGCATTCCAACTTTAGGCTGAAGACTTATATCTTGATCTGGGAACTGCAACATTCCACCTTCAAAGTCATCGTTCAAATATAAAAATGCTGCATATCTACTTCTTGTAAAAGCACCAGAGTGACCGTGCTCGTCTGTGTTATCAGAATGCTTTCTTGCATAGGCTCCTGGCTCCCACTTCTGTGTGTGGTACCCAATTTGAGAAATTATTTTTGGATCAAGGTCGTGAACACTTGCAACAGCGTCGATAATTCCTTGCTTCATTTGTGAGAATATGTCGCTTGGTAGTCCTTCGCTTTCTACATGCTCATCATTGTCTTGTGGCAAAACAGAAGAATATGACTCATAGAAAGATATGGGCATCCAAGTAATCAATCCAAGTTCTGCATGCTTATCTAAAACCTTTACAAGTTTAGCAGCAGTGTCTGCATCAATAAAATTTTCATAAACAACAATATCTTTTGTTATTCTATTCTTGTTTTCTAGGTTCATTTTATTCTCTTTTCTTTGTTAGCATTTGTCTTGTTTGGATGAGACTTTCTAAATTTTTCCATTATTTCTGGCTGCATTTCTTGCCAAACATCTTTTCCAAACTCAGTTTCTTTCTCAAACCATTCGTCTGATCCAGGTTCATACTTCATCCAATACATCCTAGATATATATTTTTTCTCTTTAGTTACAGGCATTACACCATGAAGATATACTTGTCCTTCTTTTGTAAGTATATCTGGATGTCCAGATGGAAAAATTAAGTAGTCTCCCGCTTCTGGCTTATACATGTAGGCTTCTCCATCTACAATAAAGTCAATCTCTCCACCATCATAGTCGTCGTTAAAATATGTTAAAACTGTGATTGCAAATTTGTATCCTGGACTTACAATTGGCTCTCTTACATAGTCTGAGTGATATGTCATTGCCAAAGGCTCGTTTTGGTCTACTCTATATCTTGCTATTGCTGGTCCATTAGTTGTCCAGAGATCAAAAGATTTTCCCTCACGGTCTACTATTTTTTTATCTTTGTCAAAGTTAATACCATTTCTAGAGATATAGTCTTGGGTTGTTAAATGAAAATTTTCAAATACTTCTAGCGCTAAAAGTTTTTGATCTTCTTCTTTTTTTGTTTTTGTTTCAATGCTTCTCATATGGTCGATGCTCATTGTGTGCCAATGATCTTTAAATATTGGATTTAAGTATTCTCCAAACTGAGACCATTTGGTCCATGGGCTAAAAAGTCTGTCTTCGCCTTCATCTTTTAATATTTCCATTGTCTTTGTAAGATCTTTAAAAAGATTTTTATACACAAATATTTTAGGGTAAATTTCAATAGGATCTAGAACTTTTTCTGTCATGGCTTTCTGTCTCCTGTGTGCTCTGTAATCTCCCAGAAGAATGGACAGGTATATCTAATACCACTCTTAATCTCTGTTACTCCGTGAACATAGTTTTTATCCCCTGGGAAAAAATATGCTGCACCCTTCTTTGGCTTAAACTGAACACCTTGCAGTGGGAAGTATAACTCTCCACCTTCGTAGTCTTCGTTTAAATAGAATAGGCTTGAAAGATCATAGTTTGGAAAATCATTTGGAAGTCCAGCATCTGGGCCTTCGTGTAGTTCCTTGTCTGCATGAGGGTTCTGAAACTGGCCTGGGAGCCATCTAACGATAGTTGTGCCAGTAGGGGTAACCTTTACCTTATAAAACTCTTCAACGATTGGCTTAAGCCTTTGAAACAGTCCTGCAATGACTGGAGCAATTGTTGGATCATTTTTATCTAGAGTTGGGCTAGTGGCTACTCTGTCTTTCCAGTATTCAGAGTCATAGACAACTGTACCGTTTTCATTAACATGGCTCTGAGTTACATCCCAGATTGTCAAAGACTTTGCAGCCTTCTCTAAAAACTCTATTTCTTCTTGAGTCATAAAATTCTCTAACTCAACGATCATTTCTTTGCCATTGCCAAACCAGCCAGAAGGCGTCAGTGACGGCTTTCTAACTACAACGGAAGCATCCATTTTGTCCATAATTGAATTATATCATAGGGTTTTGCCCTACAATTCCCTCTCTATCTCTAGTTGTTTTAGGAATCTGTCTGCACTAAATCTCCAATTGTCTTTTGCAAATGAGGTTACAATCTTAATGCATAGGTCTTCATAATCTTCTTTATTTAACTTATCTTTAACTTGATGCAAGGCTTCAACCGTATCAATGTAGTTTTGTCTTACAAAAGAGGGATCTCCAGCATGATTTCTTTTTAAAACTTTTGTATTAATCTTTCCAGATGGCTCGTATAAAGAAACAGTTAAGTAATCTTTTGCAAACCCTGCATCTTGATACATTTCGTATCCCTCTAGTGCCTGCTTTTGATTATCAAAAGATATTATAGATCGAACTGGAGACTCACCATCTCTAGATACAGTTATCATATAGTGACCGATACTGCCACTTGCTGAGTTTTTGATATAATCATTTACGATATCGTCGTGATTAGGCTTTAACTGTTCCATTATCTACCCTGAACTGTTTGATCGTCTACGCTAAGTTTTAATGTTTTTACTTCATGAGAGCCAAGAGATTCCCCATTCTCGTTAACAGCATTTCTATACCAGTCAGTCCACTGACCTCCTGAGTTTACCTTTTGTGCTGCTTCTCCATAAGAAATATTTGCCTCTACTCTTTTTCTGTCTTCATCTTGATAGTCAACAATCTTAATTACAGTATTGTTTAGGGCTGTAAGAGAAAGTGGAATTATCGTTGCTATTGGAGTTCCAGCCTTAATAACAACTCTCTTATTTTTCACCTTTGCTTTTAGGGCTAAGGGAAATGGATTATCGTAAAAAGAAGTACTGATTAGAGAAGACATGGTTTCAAACTCATCACTAAAGTAGTTAACTGGATTAATAGCAAGTATGCTAACGTCCTGATCTGTTCTAAATATTAAGCCTGTATCCATACTAATAGATGACTGTCCTCTACCAGAATACGCTCTTTCTGGACTTAAGATTTTAACGTGGTCAGGGGTTTGATCATTTATTCCATCCCACTCAAACTCAATATCCTCTGTGCAAGACAAACTATATCCAACAACGTTTGCTTGAGTTACTGGGAAACATCTATAGGCGTGGTTTTCAGAAGTGTCATCCATCCAGTCTCTTTTAATAGACATTGGAGATATCTCAAAAAGACATCCTGGAGTTTTTTCAACTGAAATGTTAAACACTAGTCTTTGTCCGCAACGTACATTTCTGGAGTGTGAAACTTTTTATTGTAGTCAAGCATAGTTACGATAGAGTACTTAGTTCCTGAATGTACTGGCATTGCACGATGAGGATACATGAATGTTGATGGGAAAATAAATAAATCTCCAGCCTCTGGCTTTACAGTTAAACCTTGTAGTCTAAAGTTTAATTCTCCACCATCGTAATCATCATTTACATAAGCAACAAGAGATACTGTACAGTTGTATGAGAATCCATGGTCATGGTGCTCTTGGAAATGTTGTCCTGGTCCATACTTGATAAAGTTGAAGGCTTCCCAATACTTTAGTTCATGAATGTTATGGATCTTGCAATAGTCTTCAACTGCAGGAGCCTGTGCGTCATATACATCTTGCCATAGTTCTTGAAGTTTAAGACTTGTTGGGCTCTTGTCATATTCAATATCTGTCTTCTTAAACTTAAAGTCGTTGCAGTCTCTATAGTCTGGCATTAACTGTTTATATCCTACGTATGCGGGTAGCCAAGCATATCCTGTGGTATCTCCTACAGGCTTTAAGTTAGACTCTAGTCTATTAATGACATCAATCTCTTTTTTGATTACTCCTTTATAGCAGAATATCCCATTTCCAAGATCCTGTCTATCTGTCCATGTTTGCATTTTATGCTCCTTATTTGTATTCTCTTCTTGACCAAACTTTATTTTTATATACCCCGCCATCAGGCTGACGATAAAAATTTGCGTTATCTACCATTTTACCATATATAGAAGACTGATCTAAAATCTCTATTTCATGTTCCCAATTTTCTCTTTTAAACGGAAGTACCTGCATATAAGGTGTTCCAGCAGGAAGCGTTCCTTCCCAGCCTTCTGTAATAAAAAATGGAAAACTTCCAAGAAGGTGAACCTTATCAGAATCTACCACTCCAGTTGTATTTAAAAATGGAAGGTCAAACCTATTCATTGGGGTCATAAACAATGCACTATATCCTTCTGGCAACTCTAGACCCCAGGGAGAACTCCAAGCAAAGTGGTACTGATAGTATCCTTTAGGATGTTCAAACTGTGGCATTGGTGGTCTTTGAGTGCAAAAGTCTTTGTACTTAGGATCATCAATTGTTACATTAATTATCCCCTGAGAATTTTTGGCAAATGTTAGATCACATGGTGTTTTAAATACATACCCAGTTGCAAATGCATCCATAATTGCAGGACATGCTTTCCAAGTAGGGATCTTTCCATAGTCATCTGTTGTGCCTTCTTTAGGAAATGGACAAACCTCTTTTGGGGCTTTGTAATATTCTCCATTTGGCATTTTAGCAAATCTGTCTGCATCTTTATACCAATCTGGCATTTCTTTTTGTGTTGGTACTGGAAGGTGTTTGCTATCTTTGTTTAGCCAGGGCCTGAATGATCTAAATATTGCTACTTTAGATTTTTCGCTATCCACTAGTGGCTCAGTTCATTGATGTCTGTCATAATGACAACACAGTACTTTGTACCAGACTCCATAGGAAGTGATGCATGTTCATAAATATAGTTTGATGGAAAGACTGCTATATCTCCAACTCTTGGCTTATAGACTAAGTTATCAAGTCTTGGAAACTTTAAGTCTCCACCCTGATAGTCGTCATTAATATAAATAACAGCAGAAACAGTGCAGTTATAAGCAGGACCATGATCAGCGTGGATATTAAAATGAGTCCCAGCACCTTCATACTTTACAAAGTTAAAGGCTTCATAATATACAACGTTTATTCCCCAATACTTTGCATAGTCATCTATACAGTACTTAAGTTTTTGATAAATCTCTTCGTGCAAATCTATAAGTTCAGAATTTGTTTCATCTCTTGGCCCCAGATTTTCTTGCTTATATTTAAAATCTACCGCATCTCTTGCTTTCTTAATTGGAGTTGTAGAGTTAGTAACTTGTGCTTCTGACCACTTATATTTGCCACCAGTTGAAAGGTTTGACTCAAGGGTGCTGATGTATCTGTTTGCGTCATCTAAAGAAAAAGTATCGTGGTAGACATGTAATCCTAAACCTAGGTTTTCAACACTTACGGTGTTGTCTAATTTTCTTGTAGGAACCCTGTTTGATGCAGTCTCTGATCTATCTTTTGTAAACCAATGATTTGAGTTTTCATCATATATTTCCATAATTTTCCTTTTCTTTGTTATAACTATTATACCACTATGATAAAAAAAATATATAGACCCGAAAGTCTATATATCTTATTTAGTATAAATCTTTGTTTATTCTGGTACAACGGGGCTAAGTGATGTTCCATCCCAATTAAAAGTTTTTCCAACTTTTACCCTTGGTCCAGTTTCAGTCTTAATGAGTATTGTTTCTCCAGCAAAGGCTGCTACAAACATGTCAGATTTTTCACTACCAATTGGTATGTTAATAAAAAGAACGGCCTTATTATCACACAAGAACACATAAATATTGTTCAGTGTGGTATAGTCTTCTGGCATTTCTGGAGTACCTTCTGGTGGAACTATCCCTCCAGAAAAAGAAGCACCATCCCATACTGCGTTTTTTCTGAGTGTTGATGAATGAGCAGTCGCATCCATTCCAATAATTGGAAGGTTACTTGCAAAAGCATCTTCGAGTATAGACTTAGAGAGTGTACCTTCTTGAAGAGTTACATCTAGAATAGCATCCCAAGTGTTATTGGTGTTTTTTGTTAATACAGTGTACATAGTTTTTCTCCTTTAGTATAGTATAGCATGATTCTTAGTAGGCACAAGCAATACCCTGTTGGGCACAACAAGATGGGCAACTGCAATACCAGCATGACTTGTAGCAGTTAGAACATCCTGATGGTGGTGCTGGTGGGAAA